CCTTGATGCTGGCGCGGAACAGGGTGTCCCCGCTCGTCGCCTCCCATTGCCGGAGCGCCCCGATCATCCACCGCCGGAGGCCCAGCTCGCGGATCATGAACTTGGCGTCCCCCTCGGCGGTTTCCTCGAAGAGGGTGAAGGGTGTCGCCCCCTGGTAGAGTCGCACCGTGTTGCGGACGACACGGTCCCCAAAGGAATCCGGCGCGGCGTCGGCGGTCGTCGCGGATCCGAGAATGTAGTTGACCGCCGTCCTCGCCTCCGGCGAATTGGCGACCATGCCCGCCATGGCCTTGGCCTTTCGCTCCTCGGTCTTGGGCGTGAGCGCCTTGTCGGCCTCGGAGATCTCCATGCGCTGGGCCATGTCCTCGCCGGTCGCCACCCCTTGCGCCTCCATGTCCTCGGTCGTTGGACGCAGGGGAGAAACGATGAACTTCACCTCCCGGCCCCGCTCGATCTGCGAGGTGGTCATGCGGGCGGCGGTGATCATGTCCTCATGGAGGGCGGCGACCGCACTGGAGGCCACCGCCTCGAAGCGTGCGAACGCCTCCGCGTGGGAATCGTATTGGACCGCCTCCCCGCCGGAGTAGCGGAGCGTGTATTTCTCGCCCTCGCGAAGGATGGCCGGGAGGATGTCCAGCTCCCCGGCCTCGTTCAGCGCCTGCTGCATGGCCTCGCGCTCCGCGATCATTCTGGGGATCGCCTCGGCCCGCGCCTCCTGCACCGACTTCTGGTCCTGGCCGAGGGTCTTGAACTCCTGCCGCAGGAGAGTCTGCGCCCCCTCGACGTTGCCCTGGCTTGCCAGCGCCCGCACCTCGGAAGCCGCCGCCTCGGACAGGCCGGTGGCTCGGAGGAGGTCGTAGGAGGTGAGAAGTTCCGCCCCGCCCTTGAAATCCGAATACGTCCCGGCCCCGCCGCCGATCACCGCCAGTGGCAGCACCGCGAAGAACAGTTCGGGCTGTTGCTTGAGCAGGTCGCCATAGACCGGCCCCCAGGGAACTTCCGGCATATCCTCGTCGAGGGCCGAAAGGAGCCCTTGCAGCACGAAGGGCGTCAAATCCTGCACGTTCTCTTGAACCATTTCCAGACCGGCTGTGGCGGCGGTGCGGGTGAGGAATCGCGAGGCGACCGCGCCCTTGGTCCGGGTGATCTGGTTGAAGAAGCGGTTGACGGCCTTGAACTGGCCCAGTGCCAGTGTGGTCTGGCCCTTCTCGATGAATGCCTGGAAGGGACCGGAAAGCATGGAGAGCGTCTGCGCCTGCTCTGCGGTCATGGTCGGATTCGCCGCCCGAAGGGACCGGTAGGAATCCCCGGCCAAGGCCATGGCGTTGATCGCCCATCCGCCGCGAGCCATGGAGGTCATCATGTAGGGGACGGACTCGGCGGCGGCGTAAAGCCCGCGCACGGGAAGGAACTCCGAAGTCACCGGATCAATGTCGTTTTCTGCCGCGAGCCGAAGCTCGTCCCGAAGGTCGATGGCGTCCTTGTTTTCTCGGATCATGGCCAAAGCCTGGTCCTTGACCTCGTCCGAGGGCTTGTCGAAATCCGCCCCGGCCACCGCCTTCATGACTCCAGCCCGGACCTCATAAGCGTCACCACCGGCTACGCGCTGAAGCACGGCTTCCATGTATTCCTCCGGCGTTCCGGCCTTTTCGGCGGGAACCTCGACACCCTCGGCAATGGCCCGCTCAACGGCGATGGCCTGACTGCGCTCACCGATGGAGACGACAGAATCCATTCCGCCGCGCAGCCCCCGGTCGAACTTCTCGACCAGCCCCTCCATGACGCTCTTCCTCCCGGCCTCGTCGTTGGCGCTGGCCGCCACCGCCGCAGCGATGACGAGCTTGCGGTCTTCGGCGGGGACCATCATCACCATCTCGGCCAGCTCCCGATAGCTCGCAGCATTGTCGATCTCGCGCCGCTGGGCCAGGGCTTCGTCCATCGTCGTGGGATCTTCCACATCGACGCCCTCCTTGGTCATCAGGGCCGCCGACAGCAGCTTGACCGTCGAGCGATGCGGAGCCAGCTTTTGGTCGAACCGGTCCTTGAGGGATTGGAACTCCTTGTCCCACTTCTGCTCCCGCCCCACATAGGAGGAGTTCTCGCGGAACCGCTCCTTGAAGGCCAGCTCGGAGCGGAGGACGCCCAGGTTCTGGAGCGAGGTTTCCTTGGCGGCGTTGGCGACCTCCTCGCGGGTTTGGTAATCCCTCGCGATGCGGTCGAAGAAATGCTTGTGGGTCGTGGAGGGAGTTCCCCACTCCCTTTCCGAGTAGATCTTCATCAGCTCATCGGCCTCGCGCTCGACGCGCTCCCTGGGGACTCCGGCAGCCTCAAACCACTTCCGGTTGAAGAGCTTGAACTTCTCGTCCGGGGACTCGCGGAAGTTTTCATTGAGGGAAACAAGCGTGTCCTCATCAAGGCCGTGATTGGGCTCGGTGAAGAACGACCGGAGGGTCGATGCCTGCTCGTCTCGGCGGCGCTCCTGCTCGGGGAACATGGAGAGACCGGCGGCCTCCTGCTGGGCCTGATAGGCACGGGTGAGCGCCTGCGCCTTGGCGATGACGGCAGGGTCGTTCGGGTTGGCCTTTGCGACGGCAATGGCACGAAGGGCGTCTTGTTCTGGGATGGGCATCACATGGTGGCTTGCGCCGGGATGGTGTAGCTGTTGAGCCACTCGAGGTCTTTTTCTGGAAACAGGGCAGGGTCAATTTGGCCGCTCTCCCCTGCGGGTGACATTCCGAGAGGGTCGTCGCCGCTGAGTTTCTCATCGACCATCTTTTCGGCGGCCTTCGCTCGGGCGGGCTCGGTGATCTTGCGCTCGACCTCCGGCGCGTTCTCCCGCGTCATCTCGCCGGTGTCGGCCTGGCGCTGCATTTCAAGGAGAGTCTTCGCCACATCCTCATCGACGGCCCGCTTCTTCCGTTGGTCGGTGACAAACTTGGCCTTGCCTTCAAGCAGATCTTCGCGATCCGCCTGGCTGACCTCGACGATGCGACCGACTTTCTGCCTCGGCCCCCGCCACCAAGGATCGACCGTTTCCTCGTATCGCGCCGCGTCACCCTCGTCGGGCTGCTGACTGAAGTCGATGAAGAGCGTCTTTCCCGAAACCTCTCGCTGTTCCAGCTTCCCGGCCTCGACGCGATAATCAGCCCCGGCGTGGGCCATTTCCTCCATGGCCTTCTTCCTCGTCGCAAGGATGTCCTCCCCAAACGTCAGCGGCTCCCCGTTCTTGCGCTTTTCGAGGATGGTTCGAGCGCCCTCCGCCCTCGGGTCGTCGCCCATGGTCTGACCGATAGCCAACTCCAGAACCCCGGCGGCAACTCCTCCGACATCCTTGGCCGGGTCGTAGGCAGCGGCCTTGGCCATGAGGTCAACGATGCCGGCCTCGGTCTTGACGAATTCCTCCTTGAGCTTGGCCGTCAGGATCGACCGGTTGAGCGGGTCGATGGGCTTGCCGTCGAAGAACGCGTCGAGATCCCCCTCGGTCTTGATGTCACCGTTGCCAATGTAGATCTCGGCGGCCTCGACCTGGGACGCGTATTCGTCGTTCTTGGCCTTGTATAGCGGCTCCAAAGTCTCGGCCCGCATCATGGGTGAAAGTTCCGGGTGGTTGACGTAGTTGCCCTCGGCGTCCTTGGCGGTCAGCTCCGCGATAAGGTCGTCCGGGTCCGCGCCGTCACGCGCACGCTCGATGACCTCGAACTGAATCTGCCGGGACACGACCTTGCTGTCGAAGTTGGCGACAGCATTCTGGCGGTCGTCCTCGGTTTCCCACGGCGCGTTGGCGATCTCGTCCCGGCCTTCCTGCCACAATCCGCGCAGCGCGAAGGTCTCGCTCCGCAGCTTCGCCCCGTTGAGCGCGTCCTCGCGGATCTTCTCGCTTGCCTCCCACCGGGTCCGCTCCGCCCAATCCGCGCCCTGCCAGCCTTGATCGACGGCATACTGGGTGAGGTTCTCTACCGTCGCCAGATCCCCCGCGCGAACCGCCCGCATGATCTCCGCGCCGTTCGATTGGTTGGCCAACTCCACGACCTGCTTCGCGGCGTCGAGGCCCACGCGGACACCGTGCCGGTTGCCGAAGGTGATGACCCGCGCCGAGATCTGGTCCTTGGCCGCCGGGGAGAGATCCTCGCCGGAAAGCAGGTCGTTCTGGATGCGCTCCATCCGGCCCTTCCACTCCGACTCCCACCGGGTCGGGTTGGGTTCAGTCAGCTTCCAAGCCTCGAATTCGCCCACCTCGCGGTCCATGGCTTCCTGCGCCTCCGAAACCTTGCGGAAGTTCCACGCCTCGGCAATGCGCTGGCGCACGTCGAACATGGCCTCCCCGAGGTTGCCGACGCCCTGCCCCAGGTTCTGGAGCCCCCTGGCGCTTGCCTGGCCGAGTTCCGGCGAGACGTTGGCGACGGGCTGCTTGACATCGCCCAGGGCGTCCGCCAGAGAAGCGATGCCGCGAAGGGCGGTGGACGCATCGACCCGCAGCCCCTGCTCGGACTCCATGGCCGGAGCCACCGGCTGGGCCGGTCCCTCTGCTCGATATTGTGGAATGATGGGCATTTTAGGGTCTGGCTTCGAGTTTCTTGACGGCTTCGAGGATCAGGGCGCTCTGCTCCTTGATGTCCGCGAGCTGGTCCTCGGTGCGGTCGAGGCGCTTGTCGATGTCGTGGAACTGCGCCTGCGACGGAGGAGGTGCGGCGTCGAACCGCACCGCCCGCGTTTCCAGCTGCGCGACCTTCGGTTGCAGCTCCGCGATGTCATCGCCATGCTCCGCCTGCACCTGGTTGACGGTGAAGACCCACCCGGCGACCGCCACGCCCGCCGCCGCGAGGCCGCCGAGAGCCCATGCGATGACCTTGAGGGCGGAACCCGCGTGGTTGATCCGCTCCAAAGCCTCGAAAAGTTCGTGCTGTTCCTGTTCGCTCATCAGTTCAAAGTGGAGGCTCATCGCCAAATGGAGGATCCCGCCGGACGCGAAGTCACGCCGGGGAGGTTCATGCCGAGGTAATTGCTGGTGTAGTTCTGCTGGAGGATTCCGCCGACGCCCGCGAGGGCCGATCCGAGGGCCGAGGTGGTCGCCCCTTGGGCGGCGTCCATTCCGGCGAGGCGCTTCATCTCCGCCTGCTGGAGCGCCATTTGGTAGGCAGTCTGGGCTCCGATGCGACCGAGCTTGTTGGCAGCCATGGAGAGGGCGGCTCCCCGCTGGCCCATCTGGTAGTCGGCGCGGGCGCGGGCGTTGCCGAGGGCGGCCCCGGCCTCGATCATGCCGGCGCGGGCGAGGGTGTCGTTCCGCTCGAAGTTGGCCGCATCCTGCGCGTCCTGCACCTCCAGGGCAAATTGGGCCGCCGATTCGGCCATGACCTCCAGAGGGCTGCCGGACATCATGACGCCGCTCGCCGCCGTGGCCGCCTGCTGCCGCCCTTGAAACTCATCGAAGGCACGCATCTTCCGGCGGATCGCTTCCCGGCTCGATGCGGTTCGCGCTTCGGCAAAGTTCCGCAGTCGCTCGGCGTTCCGCTGCTGGGCCTCGTTCTCGGCAATGGCAAGGCGCAGGTTCGCCCGATTGGCTCCCCGCTGGATGCCGATGCCCACGCGATTGAGGGCGAGCTGGTTGAGCGTCGTGGCCCGTTGTTGGGTCGCGTTGGCGGCGTCGATTCCCGCGTTGATTCCGGCGGTCTGGGAATAGCGGCGTGCGCTCCCCAGTTGCCCGAGAACGCCGATCCCTCCGCCGATGGCAGAAATGAGTGTGGGGAGAATCATCATTTGCCTAGGACTTCGATTTTTGGAATCACCGCGAGGATGTTGCAGGGAAGCGGCAGGGTCTGGCGGAGCGTGAAGTCGATACTGGTCTTGTGTGCGCCAAGGTTGGTAATGTCAACCATTCCTGTGTAAAGCGGCTCGGCCTCGCCACTGTTGGTTTCGGTGGACCGGCCCAGCACCTCGAACCACTTCGATTCGGTCGCGGACGGGTCGTCGGCATACTGCGCCCCGAAAGTCTTCCACAGGTTCAACGTGGCCCGCTTGGCGACAAAGCGCCGCCCCTGCGCCGTGCCGTTGTCCATGCCCACCTCGATCTTGGAAGGCTGGAGGCGCGAGGTATACGGAATCCCCGCGATCCGCACCGCCGCCGCCGTCCCGATGGACACTTGACCGGCGGAGACGACCTTGGACTCCTCGACCCCGGCGTCCGCGAGGATGGCCACCGTTGAGCCGTTGAGGTGGGTCAGGCCGGAAATGGTCGTGCTGGGTGAGCCGGAGACGAGGACCGCCGAATCGACGTAGACCAGTTCGTCGGCATTGTTCTCGTCGAGCTTCGCGAAATGGTCCGGGTCGAACCGCTCGATGAGGCGCGTCCCTCCCCGGTTGACGACCAGCCAGACTTGATCAGCGTCCCCTTCGTCGCCGTAGATCACCGCGACGGATTCGACCAAGCCGGTTCCGGAGGTGTGGCGAGCCCAGGCAATGACGCTCTGGTCGGGCTCATAGGTCAGGGAGAGGAGGACGCCATCGTTTCGGACCGCCCAGATGATCGGGTCGGGTTGTTGCTGGAAGGCCATCTGTCGGATCCCGGAGCGGGTGATATGCTCGGCCAACAGGGTCAGGTCACTGGCGACACCCTCCCCTCCCTGCCCGTAGCTGAACTGGCGGAGCTTCCGCGCCCCCCGCTGGAGGAAAAGCAGGTTGTTGGCCGCGACGAACGCCTGGCGGTGCGTTGAGCCAAAACGCGATTGACGCCGGACGAAGATGTTGCTCGGCGTGATCGCCGTCTGCTGCGACGTGGCGGCGGTCCACTCCTCACTCTGCGTGAAGATGACGAGGCTGGAATGCGAGACCAGGCTTTGAATCGCGGAGCCCTCCTGCGCCGCGAGCGTGAAGGCGAGCGCATCGTTGTCAAAGGCGCCTCGGCGGAAGTTCTCGTAGTCCCCGGTGGCGGAGGCCCAGATCGTGTTGGGCTGGAGTTCGGTTCCGCCAAACCAGAGGCGCTGTTCGTGGAAGCAGACGGCCCGAGGCCACCCGGCGTATTCAGCCCATGCCTCAATGGCCCATTCGGTCGTTGCGGCGGTCGAGTCGAAAGGAAGCTGCACGGCACAATCAACCACTGGGAGCGATTCGTTAAACCCAATACCGTCACTGATTCGTGCGTAGCCGACGCGGCGGGAGTCTCCGGCTTCGAGGTAGGCAACGGGTGACGCCCCGGAAGGCGTTGAGGTGTGGGTCACGTCGAGGCGAAGGTCGGTCGCCTCCTGAGTTGCCGAGCTGAACACAATCTGCCGTCCGCCGGTTTCGGCGGTGAACTCAAACGAGCGCAGGGTCGTCCATGCTCCGGCCTTGTCCTTGGCCTGCACCCGCAGCGTTCCGGTGAAGGTTCCGTAGGTGAAGACTTGGTAGGATCCAAGAATGTTGACCGCGTCACTGCTTGCGGTCCCGCCCAGCGCCAGTTTCACATGACTCGCCGCACGCCGTTGCGACAGCATGATCCTTGCGCCGGTGTATTTGCCATACTGAAGCGTGTCAGTGAACGGATCCGCCGTAAAGTTGATGTTTATGGAACTTCCCGATGTTGCCGAAGGGGTGGCAGTGACGCCGGAATTGTTGGTGTCTCGAAAGGCGGGGAAAGACCAGCTGACTCGCGACCACTGAAAAGTGTCCGCGTTGAAGTTGGCGCGGAAAAATCGCTCCAGCTTCTGGGGTGGATACTTGGGGTGCGCGAAATAGGCCAGGTTCCCCAACTGCGCGATCTGAACCTCGAAGAGGTCGGCGGCCAGATAGGGCGTGGCAAGCTGGAGCGGAAGGTTGTAGGGCAAATTGACTTGGTCAATGAACGGAGTTCCGTCGTCGTTGTAGATGCGGACATACCCGTCCCCGAAGGCGAGAATGTAGCGGGTCGTGGCTGAGACGTTGAAGTCGAAAAGTCGGATCGGCTCTTGGTTGGTGAGCGAGGCCAGTTGCCAGGCACGGTTTTCATCTTCCCAAACCCAGTAGTCTCCGATGGGATGCCCAATGTCCGCGCCGGAGGGAGGGCGGGTCGAGGTCAGGTTGCTGGTTCCGGTCACATCAGACCAAACAAGGATCCCAGCACTTGTTGAATTTCGTCTCCAGAGTTTCCGGTTATTGCGGACCCAATACGATTCGCTTGTGTAAGCACCGGCGTTGGTGTAGCCCTGCGAGGAATTGTTGCTTTCGGTCGGGATAGTGATCCCGTCGAGATTATTCTTTGCGGTAGACAAAGCCCAGGTTGCCGTAGCGGTGGTGGATGCGGTGCATACGTAGACCGCCCTGTTGGGCTCATCAATCCACACCGAGTTCACGACGTAACCTTGCGAGTTGTTATTGGCCGACGTTGGTGGTCCGTTTCCGTCCAGCTTGTTCTGCACAGTGACCAAAGTCCATGTCCATGGCGTCGATGCGGTGACCTTGTAGACCGTCTTGCCGTCATCCTCAAGGTAAAGCGTATTGGCCGGGTAGAACTTGCCAACATCGAACCAAAGAGAACCGACTTGATAACCATCTCCAGAGTCGTCAGATGGAATCGGAAATGTCGTTGCGGTCTTGTTGTGCTGTGCCGTCGAAAGGGTCCACGTCGCCGTGCTGCTGTCGGCACTGGAGCAGGTGTAAACCGCACCGGTGGAAAGATTCACCCAGACCGATCCAGAGGAAAAACCCTGGGTCGTGTTTGCGGCATTGGTAGGATTGGAGGCGGTTGAATATTCCACCTTCGCCGTGACCACGACCCAATCGGCGTCATTTGCTTCCACCCCATTGGCACGGAAAACTGTCGGAGGGGGTGGAGGATTTCCATTGGGAAACAATAGCCGGTGGTCGCGATTTACATTCTCCACCCAATCCGCCAAAGCGTGCTGGGTCGCGAGATACATCGTGCCGGGCCGACGAAACGCGCCGCCGTAGATCTTCGGAATGAAGTTCTCCAGAATGCGGCAGGAGAACGGGTGCTTCGCCTCGTCCACACGGGCGTCCATGAGCGGGGAGAGTTCCCCGGCGTTGAAGCTGTTTCGATGGACGTGGATGCTCATCAGGTCTTGATGATGTAGTTGAGGATGATGGTCGGCTGGAGTGACGACGCGCCTCCCGTGGGAGTCGTGACTGAGGTGACGCGAGTCGCACTGCCGCCAGTGGTTGTGGTGCTCGCCGACGAACGCGTGATCGAGTGCGAGTGAGTTTCTGCTCCGCCTGCGTTTCCGAGGATGTCCCCGTCGAGAGATGCCGTTGTGAGTCGCCCGGCATTCCCTCCGCCTGTGCCGACGGTGTTGTTCATGTCATCACGCCCGGCTGCGACACGACCACGAAGGTCGGGGAGGGTGAAGGACGACGCATCGACGGACCCGTAGGTGGTTCCGATGGCGGTGAAAAGGTCGGCGTAGGTCGTGCGCGAAACAGACGATCCGTCGCACCATAGCCACCCGGCGGGGAGTGCCATTCCGGCATAGGGAGTCACCATCCCGGTGAGGATTCCGAACCCATCATTTCCTCGCTTTGATACAGTGAACCCGTGCGCGGCGTTGATTGAGCCGAACGATCCCTGGATATTTTTCGCACTGACTTGAATCGCCCCGGTGCCCGTGCCGAATGTTGATACCACCTCGAACGAGATATGGGTCGTTGCCGAACTCGCGTTGACGTAGTCACCCGCAACCAAACTGAGAGCAGGTATAAACGTGCCTTCGTTGAAAAAAATGGTGAAGCTTGCTCCCGGTGACGGACTCCCGAATGAAACAGAAAAAATCGTCCCGAACGGATTCGAGTTCCCGTCCGTTGTTCTGGTCAGTTGAATGCCGGAAGATGGGCCTTGAACCCCCTGCAACCCCTGCACCCCCTGCTGTCCTTGCGCTCCGACTTCCCCCTTGTCTCCCGTCCGGCTGAAACCCACTTCAAGGACATCCCCTGCGTTGATCGTTCCGACGCTCGACACTGGCGTCACCGAGAGAATCCTGCCTCCGGTGATGCTCGTCGTCGCTCCGGTGATGTTGAAGAGGCGTTGGACTCCGGGTTGGTTTTTCTTGATGATGCGGACCTGCCCCCGGATGGCACTGCTGCTGTCGTCGAACGAATCCAGCCATGCGGTCTGGTCGATGAGATAGTCGTCGGTCGTGCTGAGTAGGATCGCGGTGATATTCGCGAAGGTCGCATTGTTGAAGTTCAAGAAGCGATTGAACGCAGTGGCGGTTGATGTGCCGCTTGAGAATTGGTACTGCGCCCCGATGGAACCGGGAGGTCCGCTCGGAAGGATGAAGCTAAGTTGCTGGGCCGGAGGCGCACCACTGATGGTCACCCCGTAAGCGTTGGAGTCGTAGGACACCGCTGACACGTTCCCAATGCTGAGAAAGTTCGACGGTCCTGCCGGTCCCTCGGGTCCGGTCTGGCCTTGAATTCCTTGAATTCCTTGAATTCCCTGCTGCCCTTGTATTCCGGGCGCGCCTTGGGTTCCCTGCTGCCCCTCGGCAATGTTGAAGACCACACCTCCCCACGCACTGCTTCCCTTCGGACCGTAGATGTTGCCGGTGTCCGTGTCGAGCCAGAAGTCCCCCTCCCCTCCATCTCCCGAGGAAGGTGCGCCTTCGCCTTGTAGCCAAAGCGAACCCACTCCCGCCGGTCCTTGCGGTCCCACCGGTCCCGCCGGTCCTTGCGGTCCGCCCGCCGGTCCAGCCGGGCCTGCCGGTCCCGGAGGTCCAGGCGGGCCGATGACCGTCCTGACGTGGTCGAAGTCGCCGTTCATGGGCCGCACGTTCCGGCCAATGGCCCCGCGCTCCAGCGGATCCGGCGTCCTCAAGCCCTGGTTCGCATCGACCATGCGGGCTTCCTTGAGTCGGCGCTCCGCGTGGCGGTCGATGCCCTGCTTCCGGCCATCGCTGCCCGTGATCTGGAGGCAGGCTGCGGCGGCGAGGCGGTGGGCGAACACGTCCGCGAAAAGGGCGTCCCACTGGCCAGGATTGGTGACCCTCGCCACATAGGTGATCTGCGCCGCCGAGGAGTTGGTGACGAGCATCCCGCCCTCCACCGCAAAGGAGGATTGGCAGGATCCGGCCTCCACCTGGTTGAAGGTTTCAAGTCGGAGGAAGTCTGCCGGAAGCGGGAACTGGTATTGCCACCCGAAGGGCGGAGCCTCGGCGGATTGGGACAGCTCGACCCGCTCAATGGCAAAGTCCCACGCATGAGAGCGCAGGAGCGAATCTCGCACCTGCTCGTAATGGACACCCAGCGCCCGCGAAACCGCAGTCCCGTCGTCCAACGACAGGATGGCCGGCTCCCCGAGGAGGGAGAGGGCGCGGTTGGCGATGTCAGTCTCGGTCATGCCATGAAAACGTGCGCAGTTTGTCCGCCTGCCCCGTCATCGACGCCGTCGATGAGCAAGGCGATCATCGCCTGTTTTGTTGTCGTATCGGTCCAGCTACCAGTGCCGCTGGGTGCGTTAGTCGCGCCCGTGTAAACCACGTCCGCTCCACCGAAAGGCGATCCAGCCCGCCACGTCGCGGAAGGGAACGTGATGACACCGAGGCCAATGTTCGTTCCGCTCGTCGCCTCGACCGCGACGTAATACGTGCCAGGCTCAAGAGTAACCGACGACGCGAAAAGGCACTCTTGGGTCCATGCTGCTGTGTCCGGTGGCACGCTCGCGTGCAACGTCACCGCAGCCAGTTCGGTCTGTCCATCTGCCGCGAAAAGAATCGCTTCCGCCCCAGCGTCGAGATCGACCCAGACCCGCAATCCGACGCACCGCACCCGTGCGCTGATCGTGATTTTGTTGCCTCGAAAATCGGGCGATGATGTGTTGTTGTAGGTTTCGAGGGCGGCAGCATTGATCGGCCACATATGCCGCATCGGCACCGCACTGCCGCTGATGCCGATGCCAAAGCATGGCGCGAGCGTCCCTACGTGCGACCCGGAATCGAGCGCGTAGGGCAGTCCGTTGCCGTGATTGTCGTCGGCGAAGTTCGCGAAACGCACCGCTGACGGTGTGCCGCTGGTTGCCTGGATGACAAAGGCGAACAGGTCTCCCTGAGAAATCGAAAAGGTGCCGGGGAAAGTCACCTCGTAGTCGGCTGCGCCACTGGTGATTGTCACCGTCTGTGATGCGTTCGCATGGACGAGTGTCGAGGTCGGAAGACCGTCCCCAGTGCCGACCGTTTCGAGCCGCACTGTCGCAGTGCATCCGGTTGTTGCCGCCCCAACTCGAAACCACACTCGGTCGATGGTTTGAGTTGACGGCATCTGCATCACGTATGCCACCGACGCAGACGCGGCGTTGAGGTCAAAATTCGTGCCGGATGCCAAAGCGGGGGCCGCCGAAACATTGTTCGGGAAGGCGGGCATCGACATCGTTGGAACGGAGGCAATCATTGGTCGAGACGGGCTTGCACGGTGGCTTCGTAGGCGGCGATGAATTCGGGTTGGTTGCAGGGCCGGGCGGCGATGATCGCGTCAAGGCCGGAAAGAATTGCCGCGACTGCCGCAGAAAAAGCGGACACTTGACTCTCATCGAAACCCGCCGGAGTCGGAATCGCGGCGATGAGATTGCGGGCGAGTTCCTCCTGGCGCCGCTCCATGAGCAGCACCACGGTGTCGCGGAATGGCTCAAAAGGATCGCGGAGCCACTGCGGGAGTGTTTCAAAGTCTGCCGCCATGCTGGCGATTATCTGCTCTCGATCGCTCATGAGGTGCGGGTGACGACGAGGGTGAGGGTGACGCGGCTCACGGTGGTGGCGGAATCGACGTTGAACGCAAGATAATCACCCGCCGACAGGCTCGTCGTCCATCCGGTCAGTGTCGAGGACTGCGAGGTTAGTGCGCTTGATAGAGTCGGTTTCGCCGATCCGGTGATGGCATCACCGACGACCGGAGGGAAGTTGGCGTACGTGTCTCGCCAGACATCGACGACGATCGAACCGGATGCGTTCGCGACGATCTCGACGGAGTTGATCGTGCAGGCGTAGGGCACTCGCAGATAGCCTTTTACCCCCGTGGTAATCGTGCTTCCCGCCCCGTCGATGACGATGCCGAGCTGTCCGTTGGAAAAGGTGGCACCGGCTGGGCCTTGGGGGCCGGTTGCTCCCGCCGGACCGGTCGCTCCCGTTGCACCTGTCTCACCGGCGGGTCCGGTGTCGCCCGTGTCGCCCTTCGCTCCCGCCGGACCGGTCGCTCCCGCCGGTCCGGTGTCGCCTTTTGACGCAATGAGTTGCCAAGACTGCGGCACGTTTGGAGGAGTATTGTTAACGCTGTTGAGTTGGCTCAAAGCCCAGTAGCTCGACCCTTCGTGCGTGACCGCATCGTAGAGGTTGTAGGTCTGGTTGATTGCCCATTCCCCACGGCTATTGAATTGCGGACCGGGGGATCCGCTGGACCCGTCTGCACCCGCCGGACCTGCATCACCCACCGGACCGATCAACGAGTCGAGCCACTGCTCTTCCGTCCCGACAAACCCGTTGGCCAACGCCACCTCGTAGGCGCTGTCACCATCTGCTCCCGCCGGCCCAGCCGGCCCAGCCGGTCCAGCCGGTCCAGCCGGTCCCGGTTGGCCTGTGATCGAATTGCCCGACGGACCCGACAATCCCTGCGGGCCGCGAATGTTGACCGCGGACGCGATGCTTGTCACGAACCCGGTCGCCCCCACCCATACGTTGATGGCGGGCTTTGTTCCCTGCCCGCCGGTCCAATCGACCACCTTCAGAACGCGACGCTCGCCATCGGACTCGACAGCAAAAACGGGAGTCCATCCGTCGTCTCCCTCACTCCCGGACAATCCGTCAGGAATGACGGTCGCGTCATTGATGCTGGAAACGATCCCGTTCGCGCCAACGTAGCCGGTCGAAGGCTTTTCACCGCTCCCGCCAATCCAGTTGGTGATCTGAAGCACCTTGCCGTTGCTGTGGGGTACGGCAGCAAGAACCGGCGACCACCCGTGCGTCCCGGCAGACCAGATCGGGCTCTGGAGGCATTCCCCCACGGACCCGTAGTGCCGCATCCGCACGCCCTCAAGCCCGTCAACGAGTTGGACGCGGCGCTCCCCGGCATCGACAAACGTCGCGCCCCTCATCCGCTGATCGGCAAGCACCTCCATGGCGTCCCGCTTCTCGGTCGAGGAGGTGACATCCAGGGCAATGGCCGAGGCGAGGCGGAGGACCAGCACCTCGACGAAGAGCGGGTCGAAGAAGGTCGGGTCGGTCACCCGGCGGACGTAGGTGATCTTGGCCTCCTCGACATGGGCGAGCAGTTTCCCGGCCTCGATGGTGAAGTCGGCGGCGCACATGGCCGCCTGCACGCCGTTGAACGTGAGAACCCGCAGGAGGTCAGCGGGAAGCGGGTAGGAGTATTCCCATCCGAAGGCAGGAGCGGCCCCGGCGGTGAGCGTGGCCCTGCCCATGGCGAAGTTCCACGGGTGCGCTCTGAGAAGCGAGTCGCGGACCAGTTCGAGGTTCTCGCGGCAGGAGATCGCCGCGGGAGAGTTCTCGGCAATGTCCGTGATTCTGGGCTCTCCGAGCCGGGAGAGCGCCATGTTCGCGAGATCGGTGTTCGTCATTGCCGGAGGAATTGCGGGAGCAGGATTTGAACCCGCGCCACCTGGTTATGAGCCAGGTATCCTGCCAGGCTAGACGATCCCGCGATTGAGAAAAGAAAGCCCCAGGCCGGTGGTCGTTCCGGCCTGGGGCGTGAGGTGGGTCAGTTGACCACGTCGTTGGTCGGAACGTAGGCAACGAGCAACTTCACCACATCACCGTTGGCAAGTGCCGTCGCGGTGTTGATGGTGAGCTGGAGGTAGTTCGAGGTCGAGATGAGACCAGTTCCCGCGCCGAGAGCAACGGGAGTCCCATCGGTCGCAATCGTGACGGACGCCCCGATGGCGGTCGGAGACGCTCCAGACGCGGTGACCTTCTCGACGGTGAACACGCCCTGCACCGATCCCGACACCCCGACGAGAAACGACAGAGTGGGGATGATGAACGCATCGCACGGGAGTTTCCCGAGGACGTAGTTGTCGTTCTGGGCGATGTAATCGGTTTGGAGCGTGATGTCGAATTCCGCATACCGAAGCTTCTTCGAAAGCGGAGCCATGTTCGGCGCAGCATCCCGGCGAATGTTCTCCTCCAGGGCGTCGAGGTAGTAGTCAGTGTTTTTGTCGGCCATGATGATGGTGTCCTTTCAGCGTTGAAGTTGATCAGTCGCGGTCACAGGGGATCATGACGACACCCTTCTCGAACCGGCGCATGAACCCGAGGGTCGCGTAGGCCGAGATCTGGAGGGCGTGCTGCTGGGTCGGCAGGACATCCATGTGGATTTCGAGCTTCTCGGGGGCCATGTAGATCCCGCGCTTGGCCGAGTAGGCGAAGCACTGGTCGATGTTCCCGGTGGTGTTCACGATGCGGTTGGTGCAAACGACCGTGAATCCGAAGAGCTTGGTCGTTCCGCCGGATTCCGCCCACCGCGAGATCATGTTGGCCCACACATCGTTGGTCGAGGCTTTGATGTAGCTGTAGAGATCCTGCTCCGCCTTCGGGTTGATGGCCAGAATCAGCTCCTCCTCCTCAGGGTAGATGTCGTTCTCCTTGAAGATCTGCATCGCCTTGACCAGCTTGTCCGGCGTGAGGCCGACGTTGGCGGCTGGCGAGGATCCGAGTTGCACGTTGACCTTCTGGTCCGCAGGCAGGTCGATGGCGGTGACGTAGGGCTCTTCACCCCCGTAGACCGTGGCATCGGCGGCCTTGCACACCTCGGTGTCGATGAGGCGGGCGTAGGCGGCCTTCATGGCCTGGATGGTCTCGGAGTCGGGAAGCGCGAGCTTGCCGAGGAACTCGGCGTCCCACTTGTCGAAGATCGCCTGGTCGTAGAACGGAACCTTGACGAGCTTGCGGGCGTGCAGTTCGGCCTCGGTCGGAGCGGACTGCTGGAGTCGCCCGGTGCGCGTCTTGAACGAACGCGGTTCGAGCGAGTTGTAGATGTTCTCCTTGCCCTCGAAGCCCTCGACCTTGATGCGGCTGGAGAACTTGGACAGGAGCTGCTGGACCTCGTGTTCGAGGTTGTTGGTGAATTCGCGACGGAATTCTTCGGGGATACCGTGAGCAACGGAAAGTGCCATGATGGTGAAATGGGTTTGAGAGGTGGATTGCTCCGCCGCTTCGGTTGTCCGGGATCGGGCCGCGCTTGAGATGCGTGCCTTCGTCGGGTTGTCCCCATTTCAGAGGGCCAGTTGAAGAACTATTGATCAGGGCTTTGCGTCAAAGGTCAGACGCGCAAGCGGAAATTTTCGGAAAATACTCAGCGCCTCGTCGCCGCCTCGCGGGCGGCCTGTTCGCGATAGAGCGCATGGAGTCGATCCCTCGCACCCTTGTCCTGACCGCTTCGATAGCTGGGGCTTGCCAAGATCTGCGAGATCTGGTCCTCAAGGCTTGATGTGGCCGCACTGGGTCGATCCATGCCGGTGGAATCGGGCCGGAAATCGGCGGCGAACAGGTCGAGGGCTCGCAGGACATCGACGCGCGAAAGAAACGGCTGACTCAGGTCGAGGACGTCCTTGGTGCGTGCTTCGATGTCCCCGATTCGATACTCGAAATCGTCCCCCCATTCGTTGACCAGTTGCCGCTCGGCTGACTGCACGGCTTGAAGCTGCTCGGCCTCGATCTGCGCCCACTTCGCGACCGCCTCCTGGTAGAGCGCTGGGCTCCCACTGTGCTTGTGGAAGATCTCCTGGAACGGACTCAGCGCCTCGGCATGGGATTCCATTCCCTCGGGGAAGGTGGCCGTGTAGCCAGTGGGATCCTCGGGAGCGCCGACGGCGGTTCGATAGGCGGCGATCTCCTCGGGCGTCGAGGTTTCGGTCGGGATGCGAACCATGCCCTCGCTCTTGCGGCTGGCGAGCTTTTCGAGGTTGGCATACGCCTTGGCCAGGTCGTTGACCTCCTTGCCGTCAAACTTCGAGAGGGTCGGCTCGCCAACCGAATCGGACCACCCGGCGGCGAAGCGGTAGCCGTCCGAAAAGATGGAAGGCGCCCCGGTCGTCGTGATGTCGGCGGCCCCGGCTGTCGTCACGGTCGAGGTTGCGGCATCCACCGCAGGCGCGGTCGTCATGGTGTCCTCGCTCATGGAATGGTCCTCCCTTTGTAACGGGCTTGGAACTCCTCGGGACTGAGGTTGGCGCGAGCCCACGCGACCACGACCGGCGTCTTGTCGCCCATCATCGGATCGGCGTGCGCCTCAATGAAGGCGGCGAACTCGGCGATTCGGCTCGATGCGGGCGCGGCCTTCTTCGCGGGCGCGGCCTTCGGCTCCTCGACCGTCTCAACCTTGGGCTCGGGAAACTCCTCGGCATACATGCGCTCGATCAGCTTGTCGGTCGCATTGCTGCGGACCTTGATTCCTGCCTCCTCAAGGGCGGCTTTCTTTTCTTCGGTGGTCATTGGTTGTGGTAGTCGTCGGGCTTGGAAATGGCGAGATTGGTTCCCCTGGTCACCAGCATGGAGACGACATCCGCCTGACCGTCCCGGTAGGCAGCCATCTCCGGCGTGGATCCCTCGCGGAACCGGGGAGCGAACGGGTTGCGGGCGTTGATGAGCAGGTTGATGAGCCGGTGGCCATCAGCGTTGGCGAGGACGTTGCGGAAAATGCGCTCGGTTTCGGCTACCCTTTTGGCGTGGGCCTCTTCGTCCTCCCCCGGTCGGCGGGCGAAGATGATGTCGTCAATGCTCATGCGGCGGCCTGGGCCAGCTTGGCGACACCCTCCGCCTCATCCAGCATGGACATCTCCTGCTCGGCGCGAGCCTGCGCCTGCGCCCTCTCCATTCGCATCTGGTCGCGGATGCGCTCGGGGACGATTGACGATTCGAGGACGCCGAGGTTGCGGGCGTAGTTGCGGAACCCGTCGTCAATGTTGAGGTTGTCGAGGACATCGGGCCGCACGTTGGCGATGTTCCCGGCCATGGTCATGGCATCCAAGAAGGCATCGTTGTGGATGGTCTGGAGCGCCAGAGCCATGCGCGAGGAGTAGACGATGTTCGGGTCGGGAATGAAGACTTCTCCGTTGCCGAGGTTCTGCATCAGTTGACGCGGAGCGGGCGGGAATGCCCCGGCCTTGGCCAGCACCGAGAAGACCTGGCGCATGATGGGATCGCAGATCTCGCGGGTCTTTCGCGCGAACGTCGGGGAGAAGTTCGGGAGCCGGTCGTTGCGGCGCTGGCGCACCTCCTCGGCGGTCATCTGCTTGCCGATGGGGACCGAGGCCAGGGCTTGGAACAGCTCGACGTGGAAGGCGTTGTTGATCTGCCGCTTGCGGAACTCGGTGCGGTCCTCTCCGATCATGTAGTTGCCCGGCTCCCCGAAATACTGGGGCCGGGAATTCATGTCGGGCGTGTAGGTGATGCCGCGAGCCCGCAGGTCGATGGTCCCCTCGAAGTTGGCTGGGGCGATCACGGGCGGGGAAACCTGCTTCTCGACCAGGGTGTCGAGCTGCTGCTGCATGTAGTTGAGCGTGCGCGTGTCATAAATCGCCTCCATGCCGGGGCTGCGACCGTAGGGCGTGCGCCCCCACGGGAGGTGGCGGTGGACGCAGAAGGGAGCCTCGTAGAAGCCGCTCTCCCGCAGGATCGTCTCGGATGCCTTGTGGATCCACACCGAGGCCCACGGCGCGTTCTGCACGTTCTTCCGGTATCGGTCGCGCTCCTTGCGCTCGGAGATGCAGTGAATGACCTCATGGTCCTCACTGCGCTCCTTGAGCGGGTAGCCGAGGCACTGCGCCACTTCGTGCGGCAGGTTCCGCTCCCCGAAGTCGTCGGCCATCTGGCGGGCGGAATACTTCTTGACCCGGAACACGGTGTCCACATCCCCGAGGTGGTTTTCAAGGATGGAATACTCCGAGATCTGCATGGACTCGAAGTGGAGCCCGTAGCGGGTATTCTCGCGGACGAACAGCCCCGAGGTTCCGTAGATGCCGTCCTGCATGTAGACATCATGCACCTGGCTGTAGAAGTTGGTCCCGGCCAGCACCTCGGACGCGATGTCGGAGCATTCCGAATACCAGCTCTTGGCGGCGTCGTCACCCCGCAGGAATCGCGGCGCAGTGTACGCGAACCACTTCGTCTCCGCCGGAGTGATCCAGCTCATGCACCCGGCGGCGTAGGTCATCGCGGCCTGCCGGAGGGTCGAGTCGAAGATCTGCGCCTGACCAGCCAGGGACGGCGACCAGCCCACCGTCGCGGTGTCCATACCGATCTGCCGGTTGAGCGGATCGCCGTAGGCTCCGACATCCCTCCATATCGAACACATCGCCAGGCGCACCGATTCGGCGGCCTTGTAGCGTTGCAGGATTTGAGCGGCGTCGGTCATCCCAGCTTGCTCGGGGAACCTCCGAGGCCACTTCCCATGGGACGGGCGAATCCGTAACCGCCACCCCCGCCACCACCTCCACCGCCGCGGCGTCGGCGCATGGCCTCCTCGTCCTCGATGTAGTCGGTGCGGACATCCTGCTTGTCCTTCATCGCCGCGAGCGCGTCGGCAGATCGCCGCTCGACCTCACTCATGCGGCGGGTCTGCTCGGCCTGGAACCGCCGGTCAGCCGCTGCCGCCTGCTGTGCGGTCCTTTGCGCCTGTCGATTCGCAGCCGCCTGTTGCCGGATGGATTGCTGCGACAAAAAGTTGGCCTGCGCCTGCTGCTTTGCGAGTTTCTGTTTTCCGCCCATAGAGAACTGGGCTTTGCGTCAAAGGTCGAACGCGCAAGCGGTTTTTTCGCACATAGGAAAAAAACGGCAGGTCGAAAGGAATGAACTGGCGGAACTGGGTGAGGTCTCCGGCGGCGAGGTAGCAGTGCCAGGTATCGAAAGTCTCGAACCGGTGCCAAGGGTCATCGAAGAGGAGCCGGTCGCCTCGGGAATCGACGGGACGGAAAAGCAGAAAGACCTCGGGCGTCGAGATCACATAGCCGCCATGGAGATGCGCCAGCAGTGCCTCGCTGAACGATTCGCAGTCGGGTTGCCGGGAGTGCCATTGAGCGGCGCGAAGGGCGGGAGTCATGACAAAATCTGCACGTTTTTCCGCACCGGCCTGTCCTCGCCGCGAAACCCGTCCACGACCGTCGCCCCCTTGTGTTTGACGTTCGATCCTCGGACCAGGTCGCGACTCAGCGCCTCGGCATAGGTGCGGACGGAATCCGCGAAATGGCTGCACAGGTCATGCACCGGGACCGATCGCAGGATGCCGGTGGATTGGTCGAGCTTTTTTCGGTAACCTTCGAGGCGGCCCACCAGGCTGGGAAGTTTCGCCCCGGTCTCGGAGTAGATCGGCTCGTCCATCCTCGCGTGGAACCAGCAGTTCGGGAGGATGCGCCTGACCTCCTCGATGCCCACCCAGAGGTCGGGAATGCGCGGGACGACGACGATGCTCCTCCTCGGGATCCCGGCCTCGACCAGTTGCTGGAGGTAGGTCTTGCCGGATCCTTTGTCGGTGATCTCGCAATCGTGCGGGAGGAAGTGCGCGAAGCTCTCGCCATGCGTCCGCTCCCATGACCGGATGACCTCGGCCACACCCCCGGCTCCAGCGCCCTCGCCCACGGCCCCGTCGAGGAAGTTGTGCGCCTTCCCGGCGGGCTGGATGAGAACCCCCGCCATGTTGTCGGAGGAGCCGAGATCCCATGCGGTGAACATGGGATACCCCTTCTCGGGTTCGAAGGCCGCCACCTGCTTCTCCGCTCGGACCCGCTTCATCTCCGGGTAGATCTGCCCGGGAACGACCTGGCGATCGACCTCTTCGATGACGCTGGGAAACTGCTGCCACATTTCCTCCCCCTGCTCCGCCTTCCTGCGCTCGTAGAACGCCTGGCGGTCGAGGGGAATCTCGATGCCGTAGCGTTCGCGAAGCCCGGCGAAATACTCCGCCGTCTCAGCCCGTGAGGGCTTGACGCCCGGCAGCACATAGCTTGGATGGCCCCACCATGGGAAGAAGTGGAGCTTCCAGTCTAAGGCAGTCAGGCGGTCGAGCTTTGCGGCCTCCAGTGACAGTTGGAAGATGGCATAGCACTCACCCCACTGCCCTCCTTCCATCGTGGTTTCGATGTCGATGATCCCGCCGGGCGGCAGGGAGTTGAACGCACCTCGCTTGATCCCGGTCGCTTTCGCCGGGAACTTCGCGGAGATCGGCCCAAACTCGGAAATGTGCAGGCGTTGCGGCGTGCGGCCCGTGAAGGCCACCCCCGCCGTGATCTTCGATCCGTTCGCCCAGGTCATCTCCCCGCCCGCATCCTTGTCGAGCGGGTTGGCCTTGCGGATCCAGCGCCAGAGCGCACCGATGGCAGGATCAGGATGCAGGTGTCCGTTCTCCCACGCGAACCGGGCCATCGCGAGCTTGGCGAAGGCATCGTCCTTGGTGAGGTCGATGATCCCGGCGGCGAGGTTCGCGTTGAACAGGCAATCGTCCAGGTTCGCCAGCACAATGGCGGTGGACACACCTAACTTCCGCGCCTTGGGAATGAAGTTCCGGTTGTGACGCTCGGCCAGATACTGCTCCTGCTCGCCTCGCATTCGGAACGGAATCGTCTTCCCGTCCTCGTCGAGGATGAGATAGAGATTCGCCATTCGCCATGCTTTCGATGCCAGAAGGGCGCGGAGCTGGTCGAGGTCGGTCATTGGTCAATTTGTTTGTGGACGAATCCGATTCGGCCACAAATTTTTGTGGCTATCGCGTGTTAGCCGTGACAATAATTCA